ATCGTTGAACGATTGAATGTTGGAGGGCATGTGGTTCTTCGTATAGTCTTCTACATTGTTAATGTAGTCTTCACATACTTTGTGTACGGCTGTACCTCTGGTCGAGGCTTGCGTAGATATCTTATTGGCTTCTTCTTCACCAACTCTCTTACGCCACTTGATAATACCATCCTTGGCAAAGATGCCAGCGACAGTAGTGACGGAAGGATACTTCTTACCTTCTGGTGTAAGATAGTATCTCTGTCCGTCAGCTTGTGTGGTACTGTCTAATGGCTTTATGTCGTAAGGATTGATATGTGTGAACTTCATTATGTAACTCTTTCTCAATTGTATTGGACACCATAACATATGATGCCCAAAAGGTCAACAGGCTATACCAAATTCATTTCGTCCCGTGCTTCTATCCACTGTCTCACGAATCCGCTTCTGACAATATCGTTCATCTCGAACTCGACATTGCTATTACCGTAACCCATCCTAGACCAGAGTTGTAGCAGCAACTTAGCACCTGACTGTTCATGGGGCTTGGTGAGATCTGTTTGTCTGAAGTCGCCGCAAACAATAACTCTTGAGTTAGCTCCTACACGAGTCATGATAGAATTTATCTCTGAGTCAGTCATATTCTGGAACTCATCAATAATTATTATAGAGTCATCGTACGTATTACCTCTGATGAAGGACGTCGATATAAACTCGATCTTTCCTTTAGTCTTGAGGATATCGTACCCATCGCCTCTATTTGTTATCTGTGAGCAGATGGCCTTATAGGGTTGCTCATACACCGCCATCTTTTCGCTTTCTTTTCCTGGTAGAAAGCCTATGTCTCTTGTTGGTACTACTGATCTGACTATGATAATTTTGTCTAGTAGATCTGAGCCGTTCATTAGTTCGTCGAGTGCGAGATACAGGGATATAAATGTCTTGCCTGTTCCTGCTACTCCGTGCAGCATTAGGTTGTCACCTTTGTCGAATAAAGCGAATGCCGCCGACTGGTTCTCAGTCATAGGGCTTATCGTTCTCAGTTCTAATGAATCTCTTTTTTGTGTTCGTTGCTTCCTTTGACGTCTTTTGTTAAATTTAGAATATTCTTTCTCATTTTTTTTGTCGTAATAATCTTCAAAATGTTCGACAGTAAGAGTACTCATTCATCATCCCCTTAGGATTGAGTTTGCTTCCTCCACTTCTTCACAGCTTCTCTTGTTTTCGAGGCGGATATATCCTTAGAACCGTAGCGGTCAGCTAGGTCACTAGTGGGATGTGCTTCAGAGATTCGACTGAGGTTTTCATTCCAACCATCGTCGTTTTTGATTCCACTTACGTATTTCGAACTGACAAGCCCAGGGGCTTTCTCGATGATAGTAGAGATGTGAGGGTTTTCTTCGAGGAAGGCGACACGACTATCCCAGGATACTATTTCATCCCAGACTTCACCGGTCTCGTTGTTTTTGAAAGTGTATATTGGCATAATTCTCCTATACCTCTTTATTTATAAAACTATCGAGTTCATCCAGGAACATACCACGGATGTTGGGTGATTGAAATCGATGAACGTGGAGGCCTTTAATCCTTGGTAGCAGCATAATGAACGACGAGCCATGGTTCATCTTCGCAAACCAATCGAGGTACAAAGCACGTCTAGCACCATCCTGCAGACTTGTTTTAGTTTGTGGACCATATGCGTTGGTACCAGTGTACACATTGTCAGTAGCTAACTCATTCTGAATAATAAAATCAAATCCCATGCATATCAACTCTCGATGGCCATGCTTGATAGCCTCAATCATAGCGTTCATGCCAGCATTGGATCTCAGTCTGGTAAACGGATTAAATTCAGGATGCTCGAACTGCTCTTCAAAAGGAGGGCTAATAAACTTTTCTTCGGGGAAGTCGCTCTCTTGAATCTCTTTAGTTATCTCTTCATCAATTGCAACAAGATAGTCTGGTTCAAAGTCTCTGTATAGAGCATTACATCCATAGATGCATCCACGTCCTCGGAGCGATTCAAGATCATGCTCGCTCCTAGACTTACCGTTTCCTATAATAAAGGCTCTCTTCTTCATCATCATATTCACTTATACTTTGCTGTTTCACTATTTTAAGAATTCGCTGCTTCTTGCGAGCTAGCTTGTCATCTATCTTGTCTGAATTTTTAGTATTCTTTCTGCGATCCGTCTTAGCCATCTACCAGCCCTCTGTTGCTTCTGGTAGAGCTTCTTGAACGAGCTTCTTAGTAATAGACTTGAAAGGCATCTTCTTATCTTTAATTGATACCAACAACTTAGCATCAAATCGATCTACGCTCTCAAGCATCTCTATGAACATAGTTTCACGTCTGAGGGTCTTCATTGCTTTGCCTTCTGGAGTATTAATAAAATACTGAAGGCGGCGCGCATCATGCTTCAGCACGTGATGTACATCAGCCTCTTTTGCAGCAGGCGAGTATGGAGGAACTCCCACGGGGAGTAACCAAATCCATTTAGGATTGAAAGTGAGATCGAGAATGATCTTCATCGGTGCACTCTGGGCGTACTCCCGAAGAAGCGCAATCTTCTTCGCTCTAGTTTTTTCTTTGTCTACTTTTTCAAGTTGTTCGTACATACTGAGATTCATATCTAAAACTCGCTAATACTATCCATGAGGTTGCTTAATTTATTTTGTATGAAGTAATTAAATAACTTACTTCGGTCATTAGTAACATAATTTTCATACGTATCGAGAATCTGCTTTTTAATCTCTTCAGGTATAAGAGACAGATCAATCAATTGCCTGTTACGCATCCAGTTACGCTTATATTCATCATTCTCCATTAGCTCACTAGATTCGATATTGTCTATGTTCAGATGCGACACAGAGGATACAATGTTCTTCCGAATCGGCTTCTGTCTGCCTCCAGATACAAACACTCCATCAGGAGAGCATATGTTCGGTATGCCATCCCCTCGATCACCTTTTAAGATATGCTCTTTGAGATACACTGAAGGATCTTCATGACGAACAAACTTCTTAACTGCTGGGCTATATTGCTTAATGTTCTTATACACGTGTAGCTGAACAAAGTCTTTATCGCTTGAAAGGATAAGCAATGGACTATCGTGATGCGTATGGGATATAGTACCAATGATGTCATCGGCCTCAGCTCCATCGATCATAATAGTCTTGTAAGGAAAGACCTCAATGAGCTCTTCTCTTACTTTATCAAGAGCTTGAAACATAGTGGGCCAATCGACACCAGATGATTGTCTGTCTTTCTTACGACCAGCTTTGTAGAAGGGGAAGATCTCTTTACGCCAATATCTCCTGCTGTCGCAGCAGATGACAAGCTCACCGTACTCTTCGGTAAACTTCTGACGATAGTGTCTTATAGTGTTGAGGATCATATGCCTGAGCATACTTTCATCAAGAGGGATATTCGTGTGCGCACCAACCTGTACCATAAAATTACTGATAACAACTTGGTTAAAGTCGACGAGAATCATAATATTATTCCATTATTTTAGTTTACTATCTGATTATATATGATAGTAAGCACAAAGTCAACTCTTATCTTCTTCGTCGCGTAGGACTTGCTCGAGCTTCTCTTGCATCTTGTGAAGAGGGTGACTCCGACCAAGAGTGCGCATTAGGCATGATGATAGAGCTTCAGATACCAGACAGTAGTCTCGTATAAACTCATCAGAATCCACATCGAAGCCATGGTACTCTAGTTTACTCATAATACGACTACTATACAGCTCAACCAAACCTTCAATGAACTGATCTTGTTTGGCCAGACGAACGCTCATACTCGTTTTATTGAGTTCATTGATGAGGTCATATCTACCTTCCACCACACGATCGCGAGGAAAGTTGATTACAATAGCTCTAGCCATACTTCTATTTAGGCTATACACCATCCGTGCTCTTATCACAAACTGCACCCATGTCAGAATAGTATACGCCTTTTGTCCTTTTCATCTGACCCTTCTTCTTGCCTTCGTGATAGTATGCTGGATTGATACAATAGGTTATCACCTTCATGTTGCGATCTTTGCCCCAGAAACTATCGAGCCATATGCCAGTTTTAAGATATGTTTCCATATTGATAATGTAAGACTGGGATGAAAGGTAGAGAGCTTCAGCTCCCTTGACTCCATTTCTGGTCGCCTGCTGATGTACCTTCTTAACTTCCTTCTGATACTTTATATACTCTTTGACTTTTTTAAGAGACCATTCATGATCATCTGACAGTGCAATGACATGAGGATGAACATTCTTGTATGCAGGCGGATTGTTTGCGAGACGCTTCTCCCGAGCTACAGCTAGACGCGCGACTGCAGCTTCTTTCTGTTCCGGAGATAACGTGCTTCTTCTTCGAGTCTTCTTAGGCTTTGTTTGCGAGGATGCCACGGATCAGTCCCTCCCATTCACGGGCTCGTTGGTCCCAGTTATAAAACGCATTTGTGTAGTTCCTTTGAAATATCAATCTGCTCTTGGTACTATCTTCGTTTCGGCCGACTTGGTCTATGACTGAGCTCAGCGCGTTTGCAAATATATTGACATGCTGCTGAGGATCTTCGTGCCATTGATACTGGTATGCAAAATTAGATGTAGTTTCGGGAAGAGCAGCGTAGTTAGGACATACTATTGCGCACCCCGCGCTCATAGCTTCTATGGCTGCAATGCAGGATGTCTCTTGCCATATACTAGGATAGGCAAATATATGAGCCTCTTGCAAAGCCTTGCGTACTACGTCGTTTGGTTGATACCCATGATAGGTCATATCAGGATTACTCTTGATACGCTCGAACAGCTCTAGGTATGGCTCATCTCGTTGAGGCCAGCCATATGCTTCGAATGATGAGTACACATCTAAGTGAATGTTGTCATGATGCTTCTGTAGAAACTCAAACGTGGGTACTAATAACTCGAGGCCTCTGTGAGGCGTAGTATGGTAGATTAGTCTAATCTTGTCATCTCTAGACTTTTCTTTGTGCTCGATAGGTTCTATTGCATTGCGTAGTGTAAGCGATTCGCTGTACGGTATACCCATTGCAAGATGGTACGTGTTGAACTGCCACTGCGATACAAATACCAGTCTATCAAATCTTGCTCGCGACTCAGCATCTTTCAGATGGATCGCTTCCGGATCGTTAAATAGATCATGCAGCCACAGGATGGACGGACGCGTGTCATCCACGTCCCTGACGCGCGAGCAAATAATCTGGACCTCATCCCTAATGTCTATCGGTAAACGCTCGTAGAGGCCGTATTTCATCATCTCAGTGCCGCCCATAGCGTCTTTAGACAACTCATCTACGGTTACACCATCACTATCCTGACCTAAGCTGAATCCAGCTGGCTCACTTTGTAGTACATTCAAACTTGTCGACATTAGTTCATCACCCTACTTTCAAATAATAAAAATAAATCTTCTTCCATTTCCCGAGCTTCAACTTCCCACGGTACTTCGTAGAAGTTATCAAGCCCAACATCCACTATATCCCCATGCCATATATGACGGTAAGTTGGTTTGAATCTTTCTTTCAACTCCCCCTTCGCAAACTGCTTGAGGTGTACCATCTCATGTGCTATAGTTTTAATTAGTTCACTACCAGCTAACTTCTTGTCTAACTCAATCGTAAACGATCTTGGATTAATATTAGAGTCTTCCCACCCACAATATCCATCAGCATGACCGAGGTCCTTCATCTCTACAATGATATCTAGAACCTCTACTGTCCGCGGATGCAATAAAGTGAACGCAAATAATTCGATCGCCTCTGTCATGAGTAGTCTGTTCTTCTTTCTTCTTACTTTAACAAATTCAATATTCATACAGATACTATAACCGATGCGAATTCAAAAGTCAACTTACAATTGTTGCCTTCTCAACCAGCCGTCATTTTGTAACCCTTGTACGAATCTATCTACCTCTGATTCTTCAATTGTCAAAGATTGAACTCGGTCGTTGTGTTTAGACGATTCTATCACAGTGGCGACACCCCCATTGAATCCTTTCTCTATAGATATTATTTTATCCTGGTTCGGATGGTAATATTCAGTAGTCATGTTATATGTTACTCCAATATTCTGATTTACGTTCATTAAATATGTCAGATCTCATACTCTTACCAATGTTCTTTCGATCACCTTTCATATGATCCATGTACTCGCCTAGAATACTATTGATGAATACGTGATCGTAGTTCTTGCCCCACGGAGTAAGATTGATGTTCTCAATTTTCAAATCTTTCTCGAACATCCTTCTGATTTCATCGAATACAAAGCTATCGTGCCATTGAGCATACTTAAATACTCCGTCATGCGTGTACTCCATCTTCCAACGACCCATAAAGGCATCATTAACAGAGTGATTAGTATTGTATATCACAAAACCACATTCACTGTAGTTATTCTCACGACCCAGATAAGTCAAGTACTTCTCTTCGTCTACTAAGGATTCTAGGAAGTCCATAGTAACGTCAGCATGCGTCAATGTATCA